TGCAACTAAAGCATACCTTGAGAAAGTAGTCAAAACAATCATGGACAATGCTGGAGTAAAATACAGTGTGTTGCGAGTTGAACCAAAAGACACTGAAACAGTACCTGGCGCAACTAAAGCAGCTCCATCTGAAGCAACAGTTTCATTCAAAGTTACATTGGACCCAGCCAAAATCAAAGGTAAACGCGCAGAAATCAATGCAATTATCCAGCGTTTAAAAAACACATACGACAAAAACTTCGAATATTCAAACAATGTTATTGTCATCAATAAAGTGAAAAACCAGCAAGCAAAATTGGACTTAATCAAATTGTTTGCTCCATATGCACTTAAAGCTACACCAACAGTAAACGAGGAATTCTTGCGCATGCAAAAATTGGCTGGTGTTATTACTGAAGCGGAATATAAACATGGTGCAGCACAATTATGGTACGAAGAATATGCTAATAATTTGAAAAAAACAGTTGATGATTTTGGTAGTTTTTTAAAAAGTAAAGGATATGATGTTTAATTTATTAGAAGACAACCAATCTGTTTTAGATCTAATTAGATATGTTGATTCTAAAGTAGTAGAATTAAGAAATAAAAAAGGTCTAGACCCTGAAGTGATGGCAAAATTATCTGAAGTATATGAAGATGTTGTAGACCCGTGGATGGAAAATAACTATTTAAAAGATGTTGAACCAGACATACGATGGGAAGAAGAAATTCAAAATAAATTATTCACATTGATATCATATATCAATTCAATTAAATAACCCCATACCATTTAACCAAAAAAAGCTTGGCTTAGCCAGGCTTTCTTTGTATATTCCGGTTATAAAAATAAGTTATGCAAACAGAACACTATATTTTAAACGAATTATACAGGCCATCAACACTTGAGGGCTATGTGTGCGATGATATATTCAAACAAAAAGTAGAGGGTTGGATTGAACAACAGAACATCCCACATCTATTTTTGCATGGTAAACCAGGATCCGGAAAAACCACACTAGCGAAAATCATCGCTCGCAACATTGACTGCGACTACATCATGATTAATGCAACAGACAAACGTGGTATCGAGGACATCAAAAACGAGATACTTCCATTCGTATCTGTAATGTCATTCAAAAGCGCACCCAAAATCGTAATACTAGACGAAGCAACCCATATCCTACAAGCGGGGCAAGTATTGCTACTAAACATGATCGAAACATACAGTTTAAACACACGCTTCATATTAACCGGAAATTATCCAGAGCGTTTAATTGAGCCGTTGCGCTCGCGTTTGGAGGACTACAATTTGAAACCACCAAGCAAAAAACACGTAGCTAAACACATTGTAAATATACTTAACACTGAAAATATACAGTACGAAATAAGCGATGTAGCTGCGATTATAAACGCGTACTATCCTGATTTGCGTCGTACTATAAACAACATACAAAAACACGTTATAGACAATAAACTTGCGCTGTCCCAAACGTTAACCAATGACTCGGACACTGAAAATAATTTAATTCAATTGTTATCCAAAAAACACTCGAAAACATTCGGTGAAATCCGTAAACTAGTGGCGGATAGTGAAATCAGTGATTTTGATAGTTTATACAAAAAACTATACACTGACATTGAGAAATATGCATATGGGAATGAAGGACTCGTGATCATCACAATAAACGAGCATATATTCCAGAGCGCAAGCGTCATCGACAAAGAGATATGCTTCTTTGCATGTATAGCTCGTATTTTAGAAACCATATAAAACCAAACATACAATGCAACAACAACCACAAATTGACTTGAAAAACTCAACATCCGTTGAAGGATTCGATGGAGGAATTATCTTTCAACAAGGGTATATTTTACGTAAGATATCCAAATTTATCATTGGAGCCGATGAAGACGCTTTGGTTCCGATACCAATCTTCTACGATATCGATTCCCGTCGTATAGTTTTAGATTCACTGCCTCATGAATTACGTGATGAATATAAGGATAAAGCCTTATAAAAAATAACCTGTATTTTGCGACCTCCCATGATATGTATAATAAAAATATATATTATGGGATTAGTAAAAATATATTATTTATATGAAGATAATGGAATTCCTTTTTATGTGGGTAAAACCAAAAATACCCTAAGAAAAAGAGAATTAGGCCATATTTTCAGATTAAAAAAATATGTAAAAATACAATGTATTGATGAGGTAGAAGAAGATGATTGGAAATTTTGGGAAAGTTATTGGATTGAACAATTTAAAAATTGGGGCTTTATCCTTACAAATAAAAATACGGGTGGGGGTGGATTACATAATTTATCCGAAGAACACATCCAAAAATTAAGAAATAAAGTTTTTTCCGAATCTTCAAGAAAGAAAATGAGTGAATCCAGAAAAGGACACCCCATGTACACAGATGAATGGAGAGAAAAAATTAGTAAATCTAAAAAAGGAATCCCTAACCCCAAACTCCGGGAAACAAGAACAGGACAACCCCACCCAAAAAAAAGTTGGGAAATAGACCAATATGATATTCATTTTAATTATTTAAAAACTTATAAATCTTCAAAAGAAGCAGGAAAATATCTAGGAAAACATCCCCAAAGTATTAGAGATGCAGCTAGTGGTAGACAAAAAACAGCTTATGGATTCATATGGAAATATAGAGATTAAAAATATATTTGAGTGGTTAGATGAAATCACCCTCAAAAAAAGACTACCTAGTTCATTTACCGAAAATTCATGGAATGTATTTAACACCTACCTCATACACAAATTCATATCCATGAATTCGGACTACATTGAGTTAGCCAATTACGTTCAAAAAATACCACACGATCAGAAAAAGTACATCTATACAGCATACTGTAATTTAATTCCAAAACGTAAAGTGTGGTTGAAATGGGTTGGCAAAACCAAAACCTCCACCCCACCCGAAGCAGAGTATATCGCTCGCTACTACGAATGTAGTTTAAGCGATGCTGTAGAATATATGGCATTGTTGGGTAAAACCGGAGTAAATGAAATACTATTGAAAATGGGTATAGACAACGAAAAACCGAAAAAAAATGAGCGAAAACCACGAAAAACAAAATAGCCGCACCATCCCATCAACAGATTATGTTGTTGATTCAGTCATAGACAAATTCATCGAGCGTGCACAATTTGGAAGAGAAAAATATGGTGTTGGACTGGAGCGAGAAGACTTGACATTACCAAACTACATTACACATTTGCGTGAGGAATTAATGGATGGTATCCTGTATTTGCAAAAAATGGAAACCATACACAATGAATTGCTGTGCGATGTAAAACAACTGAAAAAAATTGCAGTTGCAATTAAGTCATACGAGATGGCGGGTGCATTGAGAGACTTTGAGCGCAAGTTGCAAGAATACATTTCTCGCTAATATTTATATATATGAAACCAGATTATACTAAAATCAAATTTTCAAATTTAGAATTTAAAAATACACTAAACGAGAACGAAATCGATCCTGCTGAAAAGGCAAAAGTAGATGGGTTGATTGAACAATTAAAAGATGCAGTAGATAAAGTTTGTAAAAGATTAAAAGATGAAGGTAGGAAGGCCATTTAAACCCACTGGTAGACGTTTGGAGAATCTATCTAATCTTATTAAAAGTAAATACCCTCAAGACAAATGGGTACTTGAACCTATTCTTCCTGTATTTTTATCTATAATTGATTCAAACTCAACCATAGAACAACAAGAACAAGTCATCGATTCACTAAATCGTGTATTCAACGATTATGAATTCAGATATGGCGTAATATTAGAAAACATGAACCCAAAAGACACCATCACAGTAGACGTTCCACTATTTATCCGTCTATTAGAATACGCTAGAGAAGACGCAAAAACAGATATGGACCTACACAATGTTGCTGAACGTGCAATTAGTTTAAGCACTGAAGGTGAATGTTTGGGTATGGAATCATATGATTCTATTGTTGGACAATCTGAACAATTAGATGAAATGCGTAAAATATTTCAAGTACGTGCTGGTATAATTAAATAAATTAAAATATGGACAATTTCGATTTAAAACAATATTTAGCTGAAGGTAAGTTAAATGAACTCAATGAAAATAACCCATCAGATAATCCCGATGTAAAAAGAATATATGAGTTATTGGGTGAATATATTCCTCAATTAACTGGTAACCAACAATTCAAATTAATGCAAACCATATCTAAATTTGTTACCCAAGACAAAGATCAATATTAAAAAAACATACTACCCAAAATACTCAAAAAGCTTGGCTTAGCCAGGCTTTCTTTGTATATTCCGGTTATGGCTAAAAAGAAAATACCCCAAATCGTAAAAGACATTCGCAACTACAAGCAGAAAGAAATGGACTGGGCGAACGAGAAACTCATTTCGTACTCGCAATTATCCATGTTCAATGAATGTAGAAAGAAATGGTCGTTAAACTATGTAGAGGGACATAAACAATTCAGCTCAACAGTACACACAGTTTTTGGAAGCGCCCTCCACACTGTAATCCAACACTACTTAACCGTAATGTACGAGCAAAGCGCTGCTGAAGCGGACCGTTTAAACACATCTGAAATGTTCGAGGAAGCACTTCGCGCTGAATACAAGATACAATACAAGAAAAATGGTAATCAACATTTTTGCACACCGGAACAACTTCGTGAATTTTACGATGATGGTGTAGCCATCATCCGTGATTTCGCCAAAAACAAAACAAAACACTTCTCCAAACGTGGATGGTATTTAGTTGGGTGTGAGGTACCTGTATCTAAA